GTGACCCGGCTGAAGGATACTGGATCGCATGCATTCCTGACAGGTTTGCGAATCACATGGTTCCTGCTATAGCTTCGAGTAAAAATATTGACTATGCTCAAGCAGATAGACAAAAATATGAACCTAACGTTGGACTACCAGTCGCAGAAGTTAATCGTGCAGCTAATGTAGCAGTTGGTGCTAATATCAGCGCAGCAAAAAAACCAGTGCATCCGGTCGCTGAAACATACTTAACGCAGGGACTGTTGATGGATGACATCAGAGGCCCATCAACATCTACCCCACGAAGAAATTTACCAGGCAGTGTATTTGGAATCAGTACGCCCGGCCCTGTTGATCCGTTAGGTAAAAAAGCCTATATCGGTAAGAAAGAATCTAAGTCTGAAACACAAGTTCCGGTGAGCCGATTAGGCGGAACAACATTCGTTATGGATGACGGTGATTCTAGATTCCAAAGAAAAACCCCAGCTAGCGAAGGCCCGATGCTGTATGCTGATCTAGATAACAACGAAAAGGGTGATCCGTCGGTATTAGCCAGCGAATACTTTCGCATCCGTACTAGAACAGGTCATCAAATTTTATTGCATAATTCAGAAGATTTGATTTATATAGGCAATGCTCGAGGTACAACTTGGATAGAATTAACCAGCAATGGAAAAATAGATATTTTTGCTGAAGACAGCATCAGTATTCATACAAAAAATGATTTAAACATCCGTGCTGATAGAGATATTAATATGGAAGCTAAACGAAATATTAATATCAAAACTCTTGAAGGCAGAGTACAAACAGAAGTAGCCACTGATTTAATTAATATTGTTACTAAGGATGTAAAAGAATATATCAAAGGAAGTTATCATCAAACGGTAGATACTAATGTTTTTTCTAAAGTGTCAGGAGATACTAATTCTACAGTAGATGGAAAAATTAAAATTTCTTCAACAGGAACAATTAGTTTAAAAACATCAGTAGATTTAAGATTGCAAGCAGGAACTAACACTAACATTAAATCAGCAGGCAAGCATGTTGAAGAAGCAGCAAGGATTGAAATGAACTGCGACCCGGCTGCATCGGCCGAAGTTGCAACAGTTTCAGTTAAACCCACTGTACTATCGACGTTTAATCTAGCAGTTATTGATGATACATTAACTTGGAAAGATACGCAGTATAAGAGTCAAGAAACTGTTTTATCTATAATGAAACGAATACCAATGCACGAACCGTGGGCAGATCACGAACACCTAGACCCTACAAAAGTTACACCGGAAAAAACAGATCGAGATGTAACAGGAGAATAACATGGCAAAATTATATAATCAAAAAACAGTTGCTACAACCCAAGCCAGTATAGGAAATATCAATCCTAAACCTTTTACGTATAAAGGATTCAATTCTAGAAATGCTAAAAATGGGTTTAAGCAATACGACATTGATTTAATCAAGCAAGATTTACTTAATCATTTTCATATTAAGCGAGGACAAAAAGTAGAAAATCCAGAGTTTGGAACAGCGATATGGGATATGATTTTTGAACCAATGAGTGAGTCAAATAAAAAACTTGTCGCAGATGATGTTCAAACAATTGTCAATAATGATCCCAGAACAAAGGTCAATAACGTAGTAATAGAAGCTACGGAGCACGGTATAAGAATACAAGTTGAAATGACCTATCTTCCTTTTAATGTGGTTGATAGCATGATTTTAGATTTTGATAGTAGAAATATTCCTACGATTTAATATGCGCACATAATAAATCAAAATAAATATTAGACAGGATAAGAAATATGACCACAACAGCAAGGCAAAATAATTTAATTCTAGCAGAAGATTGGACTAGAATTTATCAAACGTTTAAAAACGCAGATTTTAAATCTTACGATTTTGAAAATCTCCGTCGAGTTATGATTTCTTATCTTAGAGAAAACTATCCCGAAGATTTTAACGATTACATTGAGAGTTCTGAATACGTTGCGTTAATTGATTTAATTGCGTTCTTAGGACAGAGTCTTGCGTTCCGTGTGGATCTAGCGTCTAGAGAAAATTTTATAGAGTTAGCCGAACGTAAAGAAAGTGTGTTGCGACTTGCTAGAACACTAGCATATAACGCTAAAAGAAATATCGGAGCCAACGGCTTATTGAAATTTGATACTATCAGCACTACAGATACATTAATTGATAGTAACGGAAGAAATCTAGCAAGACAATCAATCCAGTGGAATGATCCTACGAATCCTAACTGGTTTGAACAGTTTTTACTAATCACAAATTCTGCTATGGTTGATAACGTAGAATTCGGCAAGAGCCAATTGTCATCGGTAATCGACGGCATCCAAACTGATCAGTACAGATTTAACACATCTACAGCAGATGTTCCTGTTTATACTTTTAGTAAGACAGTAGCTGGTCGATTTATGGCTTTTGAAATTGTTAGTACAACATTCAAAGACGAAAATAAAATTTATGAAGAAGCACCGTTTCCGGGTAATAAGCTAGGGTTTGTTTATAAACAAGACGGTAAAGGTAATGCTAGTCCGAACAGTGGATTTTTTATGATGTTTAAACAAGGGAGTCTAGAACTTGCTGACTTCCAAGTAACACAGCCTGTACCTAATGAAAAGGTAAGCATAAACACCACAGGCATTAACAACAACGATATTTGGCTTTACAAACTCAATTCTCAAAATCTTGAAACAGATTTATGGACTCAGGTGTCGGCATTGGTTGGCAATAATATTGCCTACAACAGTTTAAAAAATAATCAACGAAACATCTATTCGGTTATTACTAAAACCGATGATGCTGTTGATTTAAATTTTGCCGATGGTGTGTATGGCAATTTACCAGTCGGCGCGATGCGAGTATATTACCGAGTTTCAAACGGGTTAAGATATTCAATAGAACCGAGTGAAGTTAAAGGAATTGCGATTGCGGTACCGTATATTAATAAGTTAGGAATACAGCATACTTTAACACTTTCGTTGAGTTTAAATTATACTGTGGCTAACAGTGCTCCGTCTGAAGACATAGAATCGATAAGAACTAATGCTCCGGCAATATATTATACACAAAACAGAATGATCACAGGAGAGGATTATAATCTTGCTCCGTTGGGAAGTTCGCAAGATATTTTAAAAGTAAAATCAATTAACAGAACCAGTAGCGGAATTAGTAGAAATTTTGATATTATTGATGCTTCGGGAAAATATTCTAAAGTAAATGTGTTTGCCGATGACGGGCTAATCTATAGAAAAAATTACGAAAAAACTTTTACATTTGCATCAAAGAACAAAAATACAATTTTAAATTTTATAAGAAATACGTTTGAACCGATAATCGATTCGGGGGAAATTTACAATTTTTATATTACTAATTTTGATAAAATTTTTACATCTGATGTCAATGTGTCGTGGAATCAAACTACCACAGACGCAACATCAACAACAGGATATTTTGGTAATGTATTCGATAGAACTCCTGTTCAGGTAGGTATCTATACAAATAGTAACATGCGATTTGTTGAAGGCGGAGCACTGGTAAAATTTATTCCGCCTCAAGAATCTCAAGCATTTAAAAATAATGAAATTGTAGAATATGATCCTGCTGATGTAGATCAAAGAAAATACATATGGACTAAAGTTATTAGCGTAGCCGGAGACGGAACTAATGCTGGCCGAGGTAACCTTAATACTGGATTTGGACCAATTGTGTTAAGCGATGCGATACCTTCAGATGCGTTGCCTACACAGGTAGTTCCTAAGTTTGTTAATAACTTTCCATCAGAGTTTGAAACTGAAGTAGTGGAGTTGATATTTGCTTCTAGAATTTTTGGTGTTCGATATGATATTTCAACAAGACAGTGGAAAATTGTAACAAGCTCAAATATCGACTTAAACAGTAATTTCAGTTTAGGTCAAGCAGGCGACACTCGTAATACAAACCTCGACGCTTCGTGGTTAGCTGCATTTATTTTTGACGGAGACGAGTATGTTATCAGAGTTAGATCATCTGACTACATCTTCGCTAGCGAACTACAAAATAGATTCTATTTCGATAAAAACGAAAAAATTTATGATAGTAAAACTAGACAGGTAATTAAAGATCAAATTAAGATTTTAGGAATTAACAGAGTTCCGGAAGGCAGAGATCGAAGTATTATTGAGATCGCTCAAGATATTGTTACATTAAGAAATGCAAATCCGACATTCACATTTAACGAAGTGTTGGCTATTGTTGATCAAAATCAAGTATTAAAACAAGACGTACCTTTTGAAATTTATGATTCGGTGAGATTCGATGACGGATATCAAAGTACTGATTCGATAAAGGTTGTTTATTATGATTCTGACGACGACGGTGTAATTGACAATCCAGACAGTTTTGACGAAGTTGTTGGATTTGACAACAACGATAGGTATTTGTTTTTTAAAGAAGAATTAGATGATTTTGGTTCTAAACAAGTAACTTATGTTCCTAATGTAAATGGTCTAATTATTATTCGTGATAGAGAAGTTAATACAAACGTCAATGACTTTGAGCATAATCAATTAGTTTATTTCTACGACTCTGCTGAAAATGTTATTAAGCGTACTGATTTGATCACAAGATCCTTTATATTAGAACCGACATATGTAGCATATGTTGGCCGAGCAGATCTTAAATTTCAGTACATACACAATGCCGGAG